TGGTATTAGAGAATTAAGATTGTCAGTTGGTGCTAATGTTTCAAGTTTCGCAACCAACGGTGAAACAGTTGGTGGTAATTATTATGCTGGTGTTCCTTATGCTGGAACTCCTATTTATAACTTACCTATAATTGAAAGTGGCAATGATTTTAGCGATGTTGAGGCTGATGAGCTTGCAAATAGTGGTTTAACTTTATTAAGAAATAACCCATCTAATACAAGTATCATTATTAACGAAGCAATGACCACTTATAAAACTGATGCACAAGGTCAAGTTGATAAAACTTTTAAATATCTCAATTATTTTGATACCTTAACTATTATTAGAGAATATGTATTTAACAATTTAAAAGCTGATTTAATTGGAAGACGGTTAACAACTGGCGAATTAATAGCTGGTCGTGCTATGATTAATAAAGAAGGTTTTATTAATCTTATGAAAAAATATTATGGTGCATTATCGGGTTATAAAACTAATAATAATAATTATGTATTGTTAAGAGCTGGTGATAGCGAATTAAAAGCTTTTGTTGATGCCCTAGATCAATCAGTGGTTATTACTTTGGTTGATGGCAAAATTACAGCAGAATCAATCGCTAATATTATAACTCAGGTAAGAGAATTCATAGTTAATTTTACTCCAACATTTGAATAAATAAATTTATGGCAATACAAAAACAAGGTGATTTAAATATCAACGGAAAGACAGTAAGTTACGAAGGTAAAGTTAAAATCGAAGCTGGCTCTATTACAAGAAATTTTCATCCTCAAGTTAATGGCTCAATAATAATTACTAGCGATGTTTCAACTAATATTGGTATGGTTATTGTGCCAGTAAGAGCAACCGATGAAAATAAAGCATTATTTCAAAGTTTTTATAATAATGGCGACAACAATGTAATTTCATTTAGAAATCAAAATTTTTCAAACTGTGCAATGGAAAAAGATCCATTAACGGAGGATTTAGAAATCGTTGAGTATGTTTTTAAAGGTAACCCTGCAATTTAGTTATGAAAGATAAAATTATTTTTGATTTTCAAAATTCTATCAAAGTCCAAATTAAAGATGGTGAGAAAAATTGCTTTATTGATTTAGATAAAATCTATTTGTCTGCACCATCTTATAAAGACAAAGATAAAACCTTATTGCTAAAAAAGAAGTTTATAGAAGCCATTTTTGGTATGACACAATCTTTGTCAAAACAACAAGCAAGTGAACAAATAGAAAATGAAAATGGTTTAGATGCTAAGGCTATTAAAGCAATTTTATATGCGAGCCCTAACTTTGACATTGTTAGCTATTTTAAATCGTTTGCAAATTTATTGCTAAATGTTGCTTTTAAAGATGAAGAAATGAAACAGCCCCTTAATAATCTTGATATTGAAAAAATTAACGAAGAAGATTTTGAGGAGTTGCTTGCTAAATATTTAGAGGTTTTTTTTATTGTTTCGTGGATGAAGACCTTAAAATAGGGGGCTTTACCCACAACAAAGTTTCGATTGAATCAATAATTTGTAATATTGGATATTTTTATAAAGGCTCGGCTAGTTTTGAATGGCTTGAATTACAGCCAATAACAAAAATATTAAGACTTCAAAAAGAAGCCGAAAAAATTAACAAACAACTAGAAAAAAATGTTTAAAGTATCATATATCTACGACCTAGTTGATAACATAAGCCCTCAATTAAAAAAGATACAATCAAACCTAGAAGCTACCAAAAATAAGGTTTATTCTATTGCAGGGCAGATGTCAACATCATTTAGTAATTTAAGCGATACTATAAAAAGAACCAGTCAATCATTTAGTAATGCTGGCATGACACTCGCTCCATTATCGGTAGCAATGGGATTAGTAGCGACAAAGGCTTTTAAAAGTGCCGCAGAATTCGAGATGTTAAGAATAAGAATGAATGTATTGACAGGTAGTGTCGAAAAAGGAGGATTAGCTTTTCAAGAAGTTACTAAATATGCCGCTAAAACACCATTCCAAATTGCCGATATTAGTAAATCTTTAAATATGTTAATGTCTACTGGTGGGATGCAATTCGAAGAAGCGATGAAGACTATTAAAGTTCTAGGCGATATTGCTTCAATATCTGGCGGAGACATGAGCGGAATGGCATTGGCATTTTCACAAACCGCGGCAACAACAAGATTATTAGGTCAAGACTTTAATCAATTCGTTAATAATAGTGTGCCTTTAATGAAACTATTAACAGATTCCACAGGCAAAACAACGGCACAAATAATGGCAATGAAAGAAAAAGGTGAATTAAGTTTTGATATAGTTGCAAAAGCTATGGAAAAAGCCACACAAAAAGGCGGATTGTTTGAGAATGGAGCTGAAAAAATGTCTGAAACTTTAAGTGGACTTGCAAGCACTTTAATTGATTCTGTTAATATTGCATTTGGCGAGTTAGGAACGGAAATGGCAAAATCAATTAATTTATCAAACAATATCACAAAAATCACCGATGTTATTGCAACACTTACAGATAAATTTAAAGCTTTATCACCTCAAGCACAAAAATTTATTACTTATGCAATTTTAATAACTGCCACATTATCGCCAGCATTATTAATTTTAGGTTCTCTTGCTGGTGTTTTAGGATTAGCCACCACAGGTTTTGTATTGTTTGGTAAGGCAATAGCAATGGTATTTGCAATGAACCCTTGGATACTTGGCTTGCAACTTGCTATTGGTGTGATGTTTTTATTTAAAGAAGAATTAATGATTATTTATGATTTTTTACAAAACAAATTAGTAAGTGCTTTTGATTATGTTGCCGAAAAACTAAAAATGGTAATGGGATTGATTAACGAATTTAAAGCCGATACTTCTATTGTTTTAGATTTTATTGGGCTTGATAAATTGTCGGAAATGGTGGCACCAAAAATGAACCAGCCAGCACAAATTAATAAAACACAACAATTAACAGCTGGCGGTCAATTAGATGTTAATATTAAAGGATTGCCACAAGGTTCTAGTGCGGGTTTTACTCCTCGCCCTAACAATTTCTTGCCAGTTGGAGTTAATTCAGTTTTTGCGGGGTTTTAAATGACAATATTTAACACATCAAGATTGCCAGACGGTCAGTTTCGAGATGCTTTTTTCTTCTACCAAGAATCAAGTGGGACTGGTGGTAGAAAAACACAAACTCACGAATACCCTAACAAAACAGAAAGATATGTTGAGGATCTAGGCGGATTAGAAAAGAAATTTATATTAAATGTTTTCACCGATGACAATGTAAGTTATAGTGAAAGAGACGGTTTAATTCAAGCCTTAGATCAAGCAGGAGTTGGAACATTAGTTCACCCTTCTTTTGGCGATTTAGAAGTTGTAGTTGTTGGCTATACATTCGCCGAGAGTATCAAGGAGCTAGGCATAACTAAATTCACAATCAATTTTGAAGTAGCTTCTCAAAATATTTTGCCAACTAAAATAACTTCTACCAAAGGTTTTTTAGCACAATTAAAATCAGACATTCTTGGCAAAAATGAAAAAGCTTTTGATGATGGCTGGAAGTCGGTAAAAAATGCCAAGGCAAAATTTGATTCAGGAGTTAAAACATTAAAAAAAACTGCGAACAAAATAAATAATATTGCCAAACAAATTCAAGGTGCTGGCGATAGTTTCGCCGATTTAACAACTTCATTAAACCAAATTGTCAATAGTGCAAATAAATTAGTGCAATCTCCATCAATACTAGCCTCAAACTTACGAACTTCTTTTGACAATCTAGGAGTTGCTTTTAAAAACTCAAAAGATTTATTCAATACAACTAAAAAACTATTCGGCTTTAATGAAAGCGATCAAATCATTGTGGGTAATTCACAAATTCAAAAAGACATTAAAACAAATCAAGATCAATTAAATAATTTTGTCAATGTTGCTGTGCTTGCCACTGCCTACGATGCCTCGGTTAACATAGAATACAATAATTTACAAGAATTAAACCAAGTTATTGCTGATTTAGAAAATGGATTTAATCAATTACCAAATACTATTGATAAAACTTTGCGAGATACATTGTTGCAAATGAAAATTGAGGCTACCAATATATTTTCTCAATTAGCAATTAGCTTGCCAAATGTTGCTAGTTATAATATTATTAACCCAATTAGCTTAAATACACTTATTTTTAAATTATATGGCTCCCTAGAATTAAAAGAAACAATAAGATTATTAAACAATTTTGGCGATACTTCGCAAATTCAAGGCAATATAAAAATTTTAACAAATGTTTAACAATAATATTTATCTTGAAGTTGATGGTATTAGATATGAGGGTTTTACAGATATTGCCGTTAATTCAGCAATGGAAAATTTCTCCTCTTTTTTTTCATTTACAACCACTGTTGAAGAAAATAAATCTAGTAAACTTATCAATGACATTAAAGAGGGGCAAAAAGCAAAAGTTTTTATGGGGCAAAAAGCAAGAGTTTTTATCGATAATATATTAATAATAACTGGCTTTATTGAAGAAATAGAGAAAGAAGCTTCGCCAAGTTCAAAATCTAAAACGGCATCAGGGCGGGATATTGGGGG